AAATCTGACAAAATCTCCATCTACCCACTGACTTTCAGCCCCTGATTCAGTGGCTTGTTTATTAAATCCTGGGACAAATTTGAGCTTTTGTAACATAATAATTATGTTATATATTAGTTATGAATATAATGAAAGCCAGAATAATATGGTTTCCTGACAAGCTTACTAGCATAAATTTTGATTATTTGCAGAATAATGATTCTATTAATTGGGAAGAGCCCCATGAAATACAACATCTTAAAAACGTAAGAGAATTTATGAAAGAAGATGGACTTCTTTTTCCTGGCGTTATTATGTTTAATCCCCAAACAAAAAAAGATGAGATTCATTGTGGACACTTTAGATTTAAAGTTGCGGAAGAAATGGGCTATGGGGGTATTGAAGTTTATAGGGTTAATCACCCTCGAGATATTCTATATTTGACAGCTTTTACTGAAACATGTTATAAACACTATATTGAATTAAAGAATTTAAAGAATGACCATAGACCAGAACATAAATATTTATGACTTATGAATCTTTAGAAGAAGCTCAAAAATATCATATTCAACATCAAACTCATTGGATTGGTGAATCCTTAGGGGAATATAAACATCAAATATGGGAGATGATTCACCGAAAAAATATAAAAACTGTTTTAGATTATGGGTGCGGAAAAGCTCATTTTCATAAATTATTATTTAATAATCCTAAAACTCCCGGAGCTCCCACAGTACAACTTACCCCTTATGACCCTGCTTATTTTCCCTTTGCAGAAAAACCTACTGGAAAATTTGATTTAGTTTTATGTATTGATGTGATGGAACATGTCCAAGAAGATCAAATAAATAATGTTTTAGAGGATATATTTAGTTTTAGTGATAATGTTTTTCTTACTATTACTTGTTATAAAGCTACCCAGACTTTATTAAATGGCAAGAATGCTCATTATACAGTTAAAAAACCAGAGTGGTGGAAAGAAAAATTAAAGCCCTATGACGGAAAATATAAGGTTGTCTTTCAAACAAGACCTGAAAGAGGTTCAGGTATTATTAATAAAGAAGAGTGGAATCCAAGTGCTGAAACATTAGAAAAATTAAAAGTGGGCCATAAAACATTGGATGAAGGTCAAAAAGAAAAAGCTAAATTATTAAGATGATGGAAAGAACAGTAAATATAAACAATTTTATTGGTGTATATGATGGATACATTACTAGGGAAGAATGCAATAAGGCTATAAAATTATTTGAAGATCAAGATAAGTTAAAAAAAACTGTTAATAGAATACGAGCGGAGGCGGCATCCCCATTAAAAAAACAGGATCAGCAGTATTTTATGAATGGGAGAAATCTTGACATATGGCGTACAGACTTAAAGTCTATGTTAGTAAATTTTGAAATAGCATGGAAACATTATGAAAGGAACACAGGAATAACTGACGCCTTTTCTCTGGACACTTTACATTACACAAGTTTAAAGATTCAAAAAACATTTCGCAGCGAGGGATATCATGTATGGCATCTAGATCATGGGAAAGGATTTGATAATGAATGTAGAGCTGCCGTATTTGCTATATATTTAAATGATGTAGAAGAAGGTGGTGAAACAGAATTTTTACATTTTTCGAAAAGAGTCAAACCTAAAGCAGGAAGAATAGTTATTTGGCCAGCAAGTTTCCCTTATGTACATAGGGGAAATCCACCCTTGTCGGGCGAGAAATATCTTCTGACGTCTTGGTTGAATTTAAGATGAGTAAGATGTTGGCCTTGCGCCTAGTCTATTAATTTTTTGTTCTGCAGTTTCATTTTCAACATTATCATTATCCCAATCAGATTGTAATTGAGTTAAATGTGCTGAATCCCATCTAGTAGTAAAATCATTAAAATTACCTAGGACTGATGAATCATAAGCTGTATGAGATGTTGAATCTCTGTGCTCTACAGCATCATCTGATGGGGTTGTTCCATATTGAATTGCCCAGATATTTGAAAATTTAGGGTCATTCCAAAAAGCATCATCATCAATTGTATAGCCGATAGAATGGCCCTCATCATTTTTTACTGTGTGATTAATAACTCTCTTATCATCAAATACTACTGTCCATGTTGCGTTAGTTGCCATAATTTATCTCCTTAAGTCTTAATAACATATAAAATTGTTAAATATGGTTGTACAACCGAAGTTGAATCTCCAGCAAAAGTTGCACTCATATTGTGATCATGTCCAGTACCCGATCCCGCATTATTTGTACCTACATTAGAGGCAGCATTATGAGTACCATAGACAGGACCTTTGTTTCCTACGGGTCCAGGGGAATTGTAGAAACCCGTGGTAGTATGCGAGTGTGAAGCCAATTGCGCTTCACTTAAAGTTGCATTCGCTGTTGAGCCACCAACATTTCCAGTAGAAGCAACTGTATTTGCTCCTCCCGTCGATGCAAGTGCTGCACTATTTGATCTTCCTAAAGCTACATTATCTTTTAAATCTGGAAGATTAAACGTTGTTGAGCCATTTCCAGCTCCGTAAGTTGTAGCAACAATAGCAAATAAAGCTGAATAAGTTGATCTTGAGACAGCTGCGCCGTTACATTCTAAAAATCCTGTAGGGACAGAAGTATCTGACCAAGGGATAATGCATCCTGTTGGAATTCCTTCAATACCTGTAAGGTTTGCTCCGTCAAAATCGTATTTAGTTGCTTCGTAATTAGACATATTATTTCTCCGTGTAAGTCCAGCCTGTTGTAGCGTCGCCAGAATAAACTAATGTAAAGGCAGCGCCTTGAGTATTAACTGTTAAATCTGATGCCGCATTCGCGATGTTAGAACTATTTCTACCTACTGTTAGTGCATTACTATCAAAATCATAACCTTGATCAATAAATGAAACTTCCATACCAATAGTAGGTGAAGCAGGTAAAGTTACCGTTACACCTCCGCCGTTTGTATTAACGGCAAGTTTTGCACCAGGTTGAACTGTTTCGGCAGCTGTAATAGCTCGCCATACTTTTTCTTCTTGCGCTTTATAAACATTTGTTCCATCAGACCATAATCTATAAGTATGACCTTCACATAAAGCCACACCTGTACCAGATGTAGTTTTAAATGTAAGGGTATAATTTGCATGATCGCAAGTATCTTGAACAATATATGTTTTTTCAACTGAATCTGGCATAGTTACATTAAGATTACCTTCTAATGTGCCAGTAAGTTTTATGACGTCATCTTTACCATTTGAAGTAGCGCCATTTGTAAAAGTTAAAGCTCTACTAGCATCTGTGACGTTAAACGCCCCATAGCCACCTATAGCTTGTTCTAAAATTAATAAGTTTGTGTTAGTTATTTGGCCCCATGTTCCTGAGTTTTCCCCAGTAGTTTGGACCGTCAGTTTTAAATTTGCTGATGTAGCATTTGCCATTTTTTAATTCCTTATACTTCTATTTTATTAAAAAAAAGAGATAGTGTCAACTACTCTAAGCAGCAACATCCACCCATCCTGGTGGGTCTAAAGGTGCTGAGCCTGTATTAACTTCGTTCCAGATTAAAGCAGTACCAGCTCCAAGACTTGCTGTCAAGCCAAATCCTGTAGGAGTTACATCTGTGTGAATTTTAATGATTGTTCCGGTACCCAGAGCAGCAGTCATTGCTGCACCAGTAATAGTAGGAATTGTATTAGCATCTGCAGTTACGGACGCTAAAGCACTTGTCATTCCTATGCCAGTAGGAACAATTGTAACATCTCCTTGCATTTCTAATGTTCCCAATGCACCGATCATAAAATTACCGGTAATCATTGCATCAGGCGCAGGATCTACTGCTCCTAAAGTAACTTGTGCTACACTTAATGTATTTGCAGTTACAGTAGCATCCGCTTCAATAGAAGCACTACCTACAGTAGCTGTCATCCCTATTCCAGAAACTAATGCAGTTGCCCAAGTTCCTTCTACGCCCCAGGCATTATCTCCCCAGTGCTGTCTACCCCAACCAGCTTGGTTGTAAGCAGAAACGGAACCCAGTCCCATTGTAGCCTGATTACCAGTAGCCATTGCATCAGGACCTGCATCAGCAGTTCCTTGAGCGGCCGTCATTGCTATACCTGTTAAGTAAGCAACAGTAGTTCCAATTGCTGTTGCAGTACCGGTTGTTACACCTAGTTCTTGATTATTATTTGTAGAATTTGTTGCGTTCGCATCAGCTTGAGTTGTGACACTGCCAAGATTGGCAGTCATAGCATTACCAGTTACAATGGCATCGCCATATTCACCCCAAGCGTTTTCACCCCAGGTAAGTCTTCCCCATCCGAATTCAACAGTTGCAGTAGTAGTTACCGAACCAGTCGCTCCAGATAAAGCTATACCTGTAGGAATTACAGTTGAGTTTCCTTGTTCTCCCCAGTTACCTACGCCCCATGTAAGCGATCCCCAAGTTGTAGCCATAGGAAGTTTACCTCCCTATTATCCTGAGACTCTTAATATCGCCGCTGTGCTTGTCGGTGCCGGAAATTGAATTGTAAACGTACCAGAAGTTGCTGTTTTATCTGCTCCAAAATCTAAAACACAAACTGCTGCATTGGTTACTGCAGAGGATGTATTATAAATTAATGCACCTCTAGAAGTTATAGTAACACCTGTAAAAGAAAGATCTGCAAAATCTGCTCTTGCTACGCCGGCAGAAATTGATGTTCCACTATTAGTTAGTGCCCCACCGCCAGCTGTGTAAGTACCGCTATTACTCACTTCGTTAGTTGC